TGGTTTGCGGAAGGGCGAAGCGCAGAGTATATCATTCAGCAAATGCGTCTGGAAGGCGTTATGCTGACGCCTTCCGACGTACTTCGTTTGTACGACGAGAACCAAAAAGAAGTGGAAGCGTCCCTGCGCTACGTCAATCGCATGGACTGGAGCCACCTCTTGAATCGGACGCTGAGTATTCTGGACGTTATTCAGGAGAACCTGAATCCCAAGCGTCCAGACGCGGTTGTCACAGCCCTGCGCTTAATTGCCGAGATTCTGAAGCTTCGCACCACCTCTGAAGAGGAGCGCAGGCGCATGGAAGAAGACATTGCCCATCGCCTGCGTATTTTGGACGAACGAGAGGACGAGATAAAGGAGCTGCAGAAGATTGGGCTTGTTCGCTTCAGGGAAATAGAGGTCGGAGATGAATAGAAAGCAGCCCCCTGTTGTGAGTTTGTCTGACATCACGCGGAAACCCTATTTGTTTGTGATTCCGCCAAACGACAAGATTCTGGAGTTCTGGAAGTCTCCAGCGAAGTATAAAGTCCTACTCGGCGGTAACCGTAGCGGAAAAACCGAGAACTGCGCCGTTGAAGTCATTTGGCATTTGCTGGGCGAACATCCGTTTTTGAAGGTTCCCGAACCGCCTGTCAGGTGGCGCATACATCTGGTGAACTATTCAAAGCTGAAGGAAGTCATTGAAGAGAAGTTCACAAAGTATTTGCCTGAGACCCTTCTTTTTGGCGGTTCGTGGCGCACCGCTTACAACCAACGCTTTAACATTTTACGCCTCAAGAACGGCTCTACGGTTAGTTTCACCACCCAACGCCACACGATACGCGAACTGGAAGGTGCGTCGCTTCATGGCATTTGGATTGATGAAGAGTGTCCTGAAGAGCAGTTCAGGGCGATGCGGTTCAGGCTTCTGGACACAGACGGAAAGATGCTGGTTTCCGCGACCCCTATTGACGGCATCACGTGGCTTTACGAACTCGTAGAGCGCAGCAAATACGACCCCAAGTATTTTGTGCAACAAGTGACAGTTTATGAAAACAAATACATTGACAGAAACGTAATCGCCGACCTCGAAAAAGTGGTGAGCGACCAAGAGAAGGACATACGACTTTATGGTAAAATGCTTAACCAGAGTCGGCGTATTTATAACGAGTTTGATGAGACCCGTCACGTCGTGGATATAACCGCGTTTCCGCCGTCGAACGCTCTCTGGGCGGTGGGGCTTGACTGGGGATGGCGACACAACAGCGCACTTGTGTATGCGTGTAAACTTGACGACATGATTTACGTCGTTGACGAATTCGTAATGAAAGGCGTCCCGTTGGGTGCTCTCGGTGAAGAGATAACTTCGTGGTGTCTCGACGCAGCCATTCCGCCGACGCGGATGCGTGTGGTGTATGACGCCCAGTTAAAAGCGGTGGACACCAACGGACAGCCGATGATTCATGTGGTCAACGCCACCTATCCGCTCCGTTTGATTCCATCAACGAAACGGATGGAGAGCATTTCCACGATAAACGACATGTTCAGGAGAGACAAAATCTACATCAGTGAAAACTGCACCCGACTGATAGAGGGGTTAAAGCATTTCTATTATCGTAACAGCGTAAAGGCTATGACAGAAGACGAACACAAAGACGTCTGTGACGCTTTTCGGTACGTTGCCTATTATTTGCGAATGATTGACTTTGACGAGTATAATGAAGAAGAAGAGGACACCATCGGTGCGCCTTCTGGGATAACCAAGTTGATGGACGCCATTTACGAACGGCGTTCAGGAGCGAAAGGCAACCCGTATATAAAGAGGTGAGGCAGATGTTTCTCAAACCAGAGGAGCTTTTCAGGGGAAAAACGATAACGAGAAAAATAGACGCCGTTGTGCTTCACTATTCAGCGGTTGCTGGGAAAAAGACCGCCGAAGAGGTGAAGAAGCAGATAGAAGCGATTAGGGCAGCCCACAAGCGGCGGGGCTGGAAGGACATCGGGTACCACATCGGCGTAGACCTGCTTGGCAGGTACTGGGAACTTCGTCCGATTAACATGATTGGTGCGCATACGAGGGGGCACAACAGGCACAGCGTCGGCGTCGTGATGTTGGCAGACGCAGAGCAGCTCCAGAGTGCCCCGCTTCTTGAGGATGCCGTGTTGCGGTTGTTCAGCTACCTGAATATCAGGTTCAAACACCCAGCTTTCTTTTTGCACAGGCAGTTAAACCCAACGCAGTGTCCGCCGATACGAAAGGAGTTTGAGGGACGCTTAAGGACGCTGGGTTATCTGAGCGGTGGTGATGACGATGGAACGTAAAGAGATAGTTGACCTTTACCAAAACTACATAATGGCATACAGCGGTAGAAACGACCAGATAAGGGAGCTGAGGCGTCAGGCATACGCGGAGCGATTTCAGCGTGACCCTGCTGTAGAGGGCGGAAGCAACCTTCAGCTTCCCTTAACCCGTTGGGTAGTGGACGTCATCTTGGAGCGACTCTTTTTGTCGTTGTTCGGTTCACCCGACGTTGTACGGGTTGTTCCCAAAAGCCTAGAGGACGGCGAAATGGCGGAGAGTATTGGAAAGATACTGAATGCCTATGCGCAGCCACAGCCTGT